AAAATTTTCAACTTCGTTTGGTGGAATATTACCAATATCAACTTTAAATATTCTTTTCTCTGGTGCTCTCATTATACGATGAATCAACATAGCATCTTCCATCAATGTTAATTGTTTAAATACTTTCCTAGCACCTTCTATTTGAGATTTACCATATGGTAAGAAATTTGCATCTGATAATAATCTAAAATGTGCAACTTCATATTGTTGTAGTAAAGCCTGATCTTTATTTCCAGTCATAGCACTATGTGGAGTCATATGAGTTAATATTTTAAATTCAACTTTATCTGGATTAGAAGGATCATGTTCTTCCATTCTTTCTACATCATATACTGACATAGGTTTAACACCCATTATTCCGTGTTTATCTAAAATATCTAATTGTAAATAGAAATCACCATATTTTACTAAATTCCTAATCCAAGACCAAAGATTAAATTCTATATTTAAAATATCATAAAATAAATTATGTAAAATTTTATGTAATTTTTGATTATCTGTTTTTATATTTAATATTTCACCCTCTACGTTATCAACAGTACACTCATCAGAATAAACATCCAAAGCTGATGATATTATAGGATCAGTATCCATTAATTCATAATCTTTAAATAGTTCTAATCTCTGTGCAGTATATGCAGGATTCTGTAAATTACTACCTTGTAGTGATTTGGAATACATTCTATTGTATCTATCAACAAAATTTGATGTTAAAGCTGTTTGTGATAAATCTATATCTTTAACAACTACTTTCCCAGCATCAGTTTTTCTTAATACAATATTACTTCTAAAAAGTTTTCCTAATCTTTGAAATATATTCCCGTTTTTTTCTTCAGCCATTTTCTACCTCTTATTTAATTAACCAAGTTAAATCTTCTTTTTCATTACCAAAATCCACCTCATATGGATTTTTTTTATTAACACCAGAACCCTTTGAGAAACCATCAACCTCTTGTGGATCTTTTCCATTTTTATCTAACATTGAATTCATCAATGCCCATTGTTGATCATTTTTATCTTTTGTAATTCTCAAAGCCGTGTCTCTAATCCATAATGCTATAGAATAAGACATAACCAAGTCATCATTATAACCTTCCATTGCCTCTGCTTTAGATTGAAGTAATCCTGTTTTATAAATAAAAACAAATAATTCATCTATAAGTCTATTAGAATGCAATTTTACTAATTTTTCTCGTGTGTATTCTTCCATTTTCGCCACAATAAGTGGTCTTGTTTTTGCAGTTGTTGAAAAACCAGGAACCATATTTCTATCTTGAGATCTATATTTGTTAGAAATATTATGTTCTGTATCAACAACTTGTAAATCTTTTGACATATAAAATAAATTTTTATATTGTCTGTCTATAATAGTTTGTAAAGTAGCCCAACCAATATTATTATTCTCAACTACAAGTAATGCATCATTATATTTAGTTGCAACTTCAATTAAAAAATTTCCATATTCAGTAGTAGACAATTGTCCTTTATACTCAGCAACTTGTTCCATATCACCAAGTTCAAAGACTTGACATGCCGAGTAATCTTTCCCATCACCACGAGCCACATCAGCAACTACTATATACTCTTTTGTATAATCCGGTTGTCTAAATACCCAAAATCCTTTATCTACACCCAACTCTTCAACAGGAGATTCTCCCATTTCATCTTTATACCATTGTAATATAGCAGGATCAACAACTGATTGTCCGGAAGTAAGGAAGTCAGCATCACATTCTTGAGCAGCCTGTGAAGGACCTAATACTTTATCTTGTTCTTTTCTCCAAACTTCATCTCTATCAGGGTGATTTGTCCAATGAAGTTTTATTGTATTAAACTCATTTGTATTATCTTCTGCACCTACCCATTGTTGATGAAACCAATTACCAACACCATTTGGTGTAGAAAGAACTATTGCATCACCACCAGTTGCTAGTGTTTGTTGTGCAGCAGTCCATATCTCACCAATCTTATCAATAAATGCCGCCTCATCAATTATCAATAAAGATAGAGCTTCCGAACGACCTGCTGATTCATTAGATGCAATTGCTTTGATTTGTGAACCATTGGTAAATCTTAATGAAAGTTTATTAACTTCTTCCGTTGAAGCTTTCAACCAAGATGGTAATCCATCAAACATCACTCTAACTTTAGTGACAAGATTTTTAGCAACATCTTTACCAGTAGCAATAACAAGAACATTTTTATCATTATGAAATAACATAGTCCACAATGCATAACCAGCAGAAAGTGTTGATATACCCAACTGCCTAGACTTTAATATTATATTATAACGATTACCTGTAAATTCTTTTAGACATTTTTCTTGAAAATCATATAGATCAAACTTCACCTTACCCTTTTTAGGATGTTGGATTACGCAATACTTTCTCATAAAATATACAGGATCAAGTGCACATTTTTTATATTCTTGTTGTATTACTTGTTTTAATCTATTATTATCCATTAATCTACTATACTATTTAAAGTTCCCATTCCTACTACACCCATACCAAACCATAACCATTTATTTTCCCACCATTTTGGTGTAACTTCTTTTATTAATTTATCTCTTAATTCAATTGTGTGTTCCATATCTTTAATTAAAACCTGATATGTAGAATCTTGAATATACCATTGGTTTAATTCAAGTTGCATATTATCTCTTGTTTTTATACAATATTCTTTATCAATTTCTAATTGTTGAATAAAAGCTTCAATATTAATTACCTCTTCATCCGTATAACAAGTTCCCTCACATACTTCTGGACATTCTGGACAAGGATCACACTCACATTCTTCCAATTCAGGACAAGGTGGACATTCTTTTTCAACACATTCTTTACATTTTGGACAATCTTCTAACTGAAAACATTCCTCTGTTGAAAAATGTGAAAAAGAAAAAGATATAATTAATAAAAATAAAAAAATATTTTTAAACATTATTTTTTCCCCTTACCAATATTTTTTAATCTACTATTGGCCTTTTTAGCTGTTTTCTTTTTTACAGACTTTTTCTTAATTGTTTTTCTTTTGGCTTGTGTTTTTTTAATATTTTTCTTATTAGTAGTTACTTTTTTCTTTGTAGTTGCAACTTTCTTATCAGTAGTTTTAATATCTTTTTTAAGTTTTTTAACTCTTTTACTACTACCCAAAGCCATTGCTACAAATCCACCTATAGCTACAACAATACCAACTAACCATTTCCACATTTTCATTTACTTACCCCCAAAGTTTTTTGATGCATGTTCACCAACATTACCAGCTGCATATATACCAAAAACCCATTTTACAAAGTCCGCCCAACCTGCAAAATCAGCTTTACCTATAGCTACAAAAATACTAGCAGCTAAAAAACATATACCTGCACACATTAGTTTTTTACTATTTAAATTCATCATTTCGTCTCCCATTATTTAGTTAATGCTTTATTTACTTTAATTGTACTAGCAACATTATCATTTGCCATTGCATTTACAACCGATTCATCAAATATTTTTCCAGAATGATTTTCATCATGTTTAGTAAATATCAATTGTTCCATCTCTTTTTCAATTGAATCCATTTGATATAACTGTTGTAATCTTACCCAAAAAGTCCATTTACAACCTGTTTCACCAATTTTATTTTTTAATTCATATTTTAAGTCTTCTTCCCAAATAGTTTGACATTTATAACATCTATTATTTCTTACATATGTTTCTTTATCAAATGATTTAACACAAGGTGATTCACAATCTTTACACACTTTTGAAAACAATCCAACAGCCGGCATCGTGGATAATTTCATTTTATATCCTTCTTTTTGTTCCCATTCGTATCCATCTGCATCAGTCCATTTATCACCAACTTTGCGAATTTCCGTACTCTTGATACTGTGATTTCCTACGACAATTTTTCCAGTACCTTTTCCATCTAACATATTTTGAACTTTTTGTAAATTTTTACCCATATTTTATCCTCTTATATATTCATATATAAATATACTAAAATGAAATTAAACCAGTGATTTGATTTATTGGAGCAAAGGCTCCTGTAAATTTATATGTATTTCCCTTATATTTAAACACTAATCCTTCACTTGGAACTATAGAATCGACTCCCCCTATAGATTGTAATTTTTCTAATTGTGCCTTTAAAGTATTCATTTTCTTTAAATCACCACCTGATTTTACATTTGATATAGCAGCTGTTAATTTATTTTTTATTCCTTGTACTGCTTTATCCGGATTAGCAGCTATAAATCCTTTAACATTCTTTAATATTTCTGCACCAACTTCAAAAAATAATATTTCAAATGGTTTCATATTTTCCTTAACTTGTGATTTATGATCATTTGAATCATAACCCAATGCCCATTCTAAAAATTTATCATTTTTAATATCTTTTTTCATATTTTTAATTGCATACTTTTTATCAAAAAATGCCCACCTTTTCGTTAAACCAATTAATACTTTTTTCGGTATTCTATAATTCATCTGTTTAGCTGCATTATAAATTAACTCTTGCCAATAATGTTGGTGGTATAAAGAAAGAGTATCATTATCTTTTAATCCATATTGACCTTGTAATTTCTGTAACTTTCCGAAAAAATATTTCTTTTTAGTACCAAAATCTTGATGTTTTGGAACTTCCAAAAATACAGGTTTTCCAATTGAATATTTTTTTTGTATATGTTGATTAATTTGTTGAATCATACCTTGTAATATTCTACCACTTCCTGGTACTTCCCCAATTACATCTGCATTATCATTATATTTCAATGCTCCATGAAATACAAGTGTCGCGACATCATAATCAATTACATTTGATGAAGCAGGCCACATAACTTCCATATTCATAAAATTATGACCATTATCAAATATTTTATCTTTTTGTTTTTGTGATAATCCACTAATAGCTTTACCTAAATCTGTCATTGCAAAATTAAAAGCGTCTGCTATATTCCCCCTACCTGCAAATTTACTACCAATACCTTTGGCATCCAATGCATTTGCTCCTCCATTTTTTATATGACCTTTATTTCTAGCAGCTATCAATCTACCATCTTTCCAACTTATCATAATATTCTGTCCATCGAGTTTTTCTGTAACTCCGTCTTCACGACTCAATTGCCCACCCAATCCTAATTCGATAATTTTCTTTAAATCACCAAATGTCAAATTTTTATTATCGAATGGATGTGCCATATGTCCATAAGCTCCGCCCATAAGCAATAAATCCTTCTTTCTTGGTTTTAATATATCTTTTTTAACTATTGTTTCTTTTAAATCTAATTCTTTATCCCACCATTCTTTTGAAAATACTGATTCCTTTATCTCCACAGGTTCTTTATGTTGTTCTTTTTTTGTTTTTCTTTTTGAATCTGGTGGTGTTTCTACTTCACTTTCTTTTTTAGTTTCTTTCGTATCAGGAAAATGTAAACTATATAATTCTGGATCTATACCATACAAATAATCAACTAATTCCATACCAACTGTAGTTGCAACTTTATCAATATGTGATTGATATGCATTTAACATATCATCCCCAACCAAATCAAATTGGTTATTTGGTGTTAAACCACCACCTACACCAGCCGGTGCATATGATACAGCAGGTACAGGTCCTTTAGGATATGTTCTATACTCTTTCGGATTAATCTCATCACCAGATGTTAAAATATAATTAACCACATCAAATCCTAACTTTTTAGCTTGATTTATATTTCTAGTTCTATATGTCCTAAAATTTCCATATGCATATGCAGGTCCCGAATCAGCTCCCACTCCACCAGTCGCGGATGCTTCTTTTATTATTTTAGTCATATCAATTTGTGAAATAAACTCATCTAAAGTTTCTTTTTTAATTTTATCTTGATTCACATATTTAGAACCTTCACCCCTGGCAGGTTGTTCCCAATCAGATTGTTCCCCTGCATCATAATCTCGATACTCACCACCATCTTTTCCATCCCGTCTAATCATATTTACTGCTTCATAAACACCATTATCTGTACTATGTTTTATAACTTTAAATTTTATTTTTGGTTCATACCCCTTCGGTAAATGGTTCTCAACTCCTACAAATTCAACTTGATTTGGTATTAAATATAATATCATTTCTTTTGTATTCAAATTCATAGCCAATTGACTCGATGTCCATAATTTATTTTGAGCCCTAACCAAATCATATTTAGGACCTTTATCTTGATGGTGTTGATAAAAATTAGGAAATAAATTTTTCCAATTATTTGTATCGTGTGTGACATTCAATGCATTTATCATTCTCAATTCTGATGATAACTTATCCGGACCTCGTTGATATCCAGCTTCCGAATGTTCTATTCCGTGATTTGTTCTAACGATTGGTTCTTTATTTAAATCTTTTATTTTTACAACAGGTTTAGTTCTACTCGTATTTTCAATAGTAACTGCCTTCTTACCATTACCAACCGTAGTATGTCCTTTTATTCCACCATGATAAGTTGCTAAAGATCTAACAGTTTCCGCAAAAGTTCCTTTTCCTAATGCTTCTCTTACTCTGATTCCGTCTTTTGAAGGAGCTTTCTTTTTCTTTGATTTATCATAATCCTTTTCATCTCTTTTAACAAATAATGCAGAATTAACAACTCCAATACCATATTCATTCATACCTTCTGTCCAATCGGTACTAACATCTATGATATAACAAACTTCTACTCCATACGATGTTCTATCTCTAACTATTTTAAGTTTTGGTTTATAATTTCTGTCTCTGTTCTTACCCAAAACCATATCACCATTAAACATTTTTGCAACAGTTATACATTCTTCTATAGATTCACCGAAGGGTGAAGCATTAATTTTTGGAGCTTTTTTATGCATTCTCCATTTTGTAGCAGTTTTTCCATTGATTAACATATCACCTTTTTCATTCCAATCAATAGATTTAACAACAACCTTTTTATTTTTAAATTTACCCATTCTAACAGTATCACCTATTTCTATTGGTAAATCAACTCC